AGCATGATGAAAATATATAAGCACCATATGATTTATTAATGATGCAATTATAAACTGCTGTTATAAAACTGCCAGATGGACAACTATGTGTTGTTAATAAAATTTCATTCATATTCAAAGTTAAACAGTATATTAAAGTACTCAATAAAAATGTACATATCTTTTTATCATCTTCATTACCTACAAATCTATCAAGTAATATTTCAGATACTGCTAATTGAATTGGTGCTATCATTGATCCATCGTATTCTTTATAATCACCATCGACTATACAACCACCATATTTATTTGCTTTATCTGCTAATTTTCCCCATTCTGTAAAAGGATTAACTCCTACCATTATACCATTGGACATTCTATTCGATGACAATTTTTCTATTAAATCCAAAAAGTATTCTCTACCTAAACAAGTTAATGTTAATGGTGACATCTTGAAACATCGAGGTTTATCTTTTTTCTCTACCAATCTAAGTTCATCTTTTAATGTTTCACAATATAATACATCTTTATAATCAACTTCACCTCTTATGATATCATTTTTAAGTTTTTGTATACGATCACTAAATTCTGGTTTATAAGTTCCATTTACGAAATCAATATGTTCATTTTTATCACTACCTAATCCAAAACCACATGATGTATCTTTATTAATACCTTTACTAGTTCTAATTCCATGTACAACTTCTTGTTCAGTAACTTTAGTAAATTTTGGAACTATAGCTCTTATATAACTAGTTGCAAAATTTAAATACCTATCATTTATTGGTTTTAATGGTTTATATGATTTTTTAGCCAAATCTTTAATAATATTCTTTTGACCTAAATTAGCGGGAACTTTATCTTCTGGATATATACCTTTAGCAAGTGAATGAACATACTTAGTTCCAGTTGGAATACTATTACCTACCTTATCAATATTGTTCATCTTAACTACTGAACAATCATCTTTTCCATTATTTTCATGAACTTCTAAATTATACCTAATACTTTTATGATGTTGGAGTATTTGATATATGACTGTTTTTACTTTACTTGACCAAACCATTGCTAATCCATGTCCAGTTCTACAACCATCAACGGCAAAACCACCAGTATGCATACCTATGATCTTATTTTTATCTGATATTATGGGTGTACCACATAAACCTGGTGATCCAATATCATATCTAACTGAATTATTATTATGTACTGATACATCCTCATCTATAGACATTGGTATACCAGAACCTGCAGCAATCCTGTTTTTAATATTAATTATACCATGATTTGATATCATATAAGCTGGTGTTAATTGATATTCATGCTTATTGATAGAAAATAATTCAGAAACATCAGGTAATAAAGATGGTACAAATTTTGGTAAACCAAAAATTGCTACATCTTCACTCTTATTCATATATATAATCTCTATTGGGACTTGATCATACATAATCATCTTCTTTTCATAATCTGAATATACAGTGATATAATTTCTACAATTCATAGCATCTTTTATAAAATGCGCATTAGTTATTAAATTACCTCCTGAGGCTAAACAATGACCAGCGCGAGCTGACATTTGAACTCCTGTAAC